CAGAAACCCGTCACTGCGCCCAAAGCCGCACCCGCAGTCCAGGGGTTCGCGCATTTGATTCAGAAACCCGTCACTGCGCCCAAAGCCGCACCCGCGGTCCAAGGGTTCGCGCATTTGTTACGTTAGTAACGTATCCAGGACGTTTCATTATCATTGCTTTATAAGGGTACCATAAAATCTCAAATGAATTCATTGTTGCTTGTGCATACAAGCAGTAATGAATATACTATACAAAATACGTAATAATATCATCAATATGAATAAATAAAGTTGGTGATATTTTTGTGAGTGTGAAAATCGACTATCAGTTATTGATTGTCGAAATTATCCCAGAATAGGTTAAATAAAATTACAATTATGCCCAAGTAGTGAGCTCCCCCTCAAGTTTGATCGTTGCTCCCGCATCATTTTCACTGAGGACGAGATAATTATCAGTAGTACCAACAGTCGCGGTACTAACCAAATCTTGATAATCAGAACCATTGTAGAATGAAGTAAAGGGAGGATTTCCTGCGGCATAGTAGCCATTAGCATTAAGAGGTTGGGTAGAGTCGTTAATAGCAGTTGATATATCCTGAATAGCCAGCTGGGTATTTACCGCCGAAATCATGATGGTCTCATTTAAGGAATCACCATTAGAGCTTATCTGTATCTCACCACCGTCAACTGAAATGGATGGCTTGCTGTAAGGTTGTTTTCCATCTATATCCACGAAGGATGGATTATACCCAATTGGTGTGACCTCCGTGTGATAAGCCTTTGCGTTTGCAGTCACCTTGAACTTATACTTGGTTCCGTCTCGCAAACCTGATTGAACAGATGTGTAAGCGGTTTGTCCAACCACCATGTCGAAACTACCATTATCGGATTGGATGTATAGATACTCACCATTACTTTGCGGGTAGGTAATAGCACCGTCAGCAGCACCGTTGGCATTCAGTGTCGGCGCACATTCCGTACGAACCCAATCAAAGCTGGTTCCTATAGGGTATTGTGCGGTCGCGAGGGTGGTCCAGTTCGGAACACTCCATTCATAGGTAATTTGCTTTTGTCCTACATCTACGGTCCCAGTCACAGCAGGAATAGCTAAAACGGTGTTTGTCACATGAACAGGGCTAGTCGTAGTGATTGCTCTGGATGCGTCTGCGGGATAGACGGCATTTATCGCCTCGAAAGATAGGTTATAATTATGGTAATTTAACTGGCCATGACCCGTCACTCCATTAGCAGGTGTAGTGACACCGGTGACGATCCAGTTATTATTTAAACCAGCCGCACTAATAGTTGTTTCACCTGTGTCACCACCTGCAATTGCAGTTGCAGTAACTTTGATGCCCGTAATAGCATAATCATCGTTGCTCCTAGCACCGTCGTCTGTTGTTAGATATGGACCAACTCTTTTACCGTCTCCCGCGACGGTATTTAGGTCACCTAGATTTACACCGAGATTAATATGACTTCGATTCACAATCTTATCTACAATATCACCCAAAGTAGTACCACTACTTACAGCAATAGTAGGAGCAACGGAGGGGGTATAAGTGCCATCATAATACGCCCATTCACCACCAACGGCCTTCTCAGTAGTGGCGCCTGCCGATCCTTGGGCGGTGGTAAACTCATCGGTTGCAACACCGGTACCAATGATCGAGTTGTCCCATACATTGGTCACAGCTCGGGCTCTCATCTTATACTGTGTTCCATTGGTGAGACCAGTAAATATTTTCGAGGTGGAACCGACACCACTTATGTCGTGGATTACTGAACCAACGTTCACCGGGTAAGTGGCGAAATTGTCTGTGGAAACTTGGTATTGATAAGTTATATCAGCTGCATCAGTTCCACCAGTTTGGTTCATATTAGTGAAAGCAGTTACTGATCCGGACAATTCGCCAGATCCTAGGAGAGACGGAGCTCCTTGGGCTGGCCCTGCTACACTTCGATCAACCGCCGAAGGAACGGTTCTTGGTCTGACATCAGTGATTTCATCGGCCTCTGTGAAACCGTTGGCATTGTTGGCAGTTAGTGTCAAGGAGTATGGTGTTCCATTTACAAAAGGGTTTCCGGCACCGTCCCCAGTAATGTCAACATAAGCATAATTACCGGCGGTGTTCCAACCAAAACTATTAACAGCAACAGGTACTGAGTCAGTTGTACCGACAACAATACCATAAGCAGAAAGACTGGCACCGTTATGTCCATTGTCGTCTTCTGGACCGCTGTTGGGTGTGTTCACGAGTTTGATTCTGATCTTGTTGGGGGCGTGGCCAACCAGAGTTGATATTTCGGCGAATTTGGGTTTGATTGGCAGACCACTTGGCGTTACAACAGCAGTATTACTGTCATCTGAACCAGCAGCATCAGCCGTAGTAGTCATGATATTGATTGCCTTTGCGGAAAAAGTATATACCGTACCATCCAGAATAGAAACAGGAATATTAGTACCAGTAGCACCATCGGCATTTGTCCACCAACCGGGCTGGCCGTTGGCTACTAGGTAGTTCTGCAAAACAGTAGGACTGAAGCCACCAGTGGCAGCATCTTTACCATTTAGAGTAGAGTTGTCGTTAGTGCCACTGGTATAATTATCAAGGTTGATTCTTTTGTACAAGCCTCCAGCAGCATTGTCGCCACCAGTAAGTTTGACAATGACAGCGAAGTCATGTTCATTATTAACAGGACCAGCTGTCTCACCGAGTGTAATAGAAAACTCTACTTTATTGTCAGTGGTTCCTGCGTTGGGTGGGGAGGATTTTCCGATGGCCGATAGAGCGATTGGCTGCGCACCACTAGCAGCAGCGACAGCTACAGTGACAGCGTTTGGTGTTTCACGAGGAGAAATGTGGAAAGTCTCTGCCGTCGCGACTGTACCAGTGGCATTACGAGCAGCGACAATGAGTTCGTAGGCTGTGTCGTTGAGTAGTCCGCCTGTCATTGCCGGAGTGATCTCAGTACCGTCTACATCCGTGCCAGAGGCAGTACAATCAATCGTTTGAAGAGCCAAAACACCAGCAGGCGCAGCATACACGTTTTGCCATACGTCACCCTGGGCGACGCCATTAGCACTCACTTTATATATGGTAACTAGATAGGACGACACAGTATAAGTATCCAGACCGCTCCACGTGCCGGATTCCGCGGTATATGCGCCAGGTCCAGCTCTGAGTGTAAACTTTTTGTTTCCATGGCCCACGACAGATGTATAATAATTGTCAGCAGGGGGCGATAAATAGGTCATCACACTTCTGCCAGTTGTAATGTCACTGTCGGTATTGTCAGCATAAAAGGGAACATAATTTATAGTAGACAATACGACATGATAAGATCTACCATTAATTAGCTCCATATGAACACTAGATACAATATCGAATGTTTTTTCCGTGATGCCAGCAGGAACCTTGTAGGTCACTTGATAAGATCCGGAACCAGTGTCTGTGGGCGTAGATTGCGTACCAGGTGGTGACGGGTACGCTTCTGCTGGCGCTGTGTGTGCATCAGTAATAGTAAAACGAAGTGTCGTGTCTTCAGTTAAGCCTGAGACGTGGTATTGCATACCTACATCAGAGTTTGAAAGAACGCCGATTGCTACCATGGTTATACTATACGCTATTATTTTATTTTCAGGAAATGGTCATTGATGTCCATGGCTTAATATCTCCGCCCGCGATCTCCCAAAAGATCCTCCAAATCCCCGGAAAAATCACCCGTCCGTACTCCGTTCATACACCGTTCCACCACATCGCACGATAAAGGGTGTCGTTACGCCTAAATCCCCCAACAGTGACGCACATGGAAGAATCTTAAAAAGGGTAACCCCTCAAAAGTACTTGGAATTTCAAAATTGGACATTTATAAATGTCCAAAAATGGAAAACCATTGAAGTCTTGGATTTGTTCATATTAAAAATCTTATGCAGTCAAACTGTAAAGGTACTCCACGGGTTCCTTACCATAATTATTTTTTGCCTAAAATATGGCTAACGGTGGCTAACGGTGGCTAACGGTCGTTAGCCAAAAACTCGCAGAGGTTTTAGGCGTATTATATCCAAAATATATGATACATTGGATAATATGGTGACATATTCTAAAAAATACTAACAAAAATGCCTTACGATGTCAATCCCATTGCGAGTATTTTTAGTGAGGCTAACCAAACTCGCATAAAACTCGCACCCTGATATATGGTCTAACATAATGTTTGTATACAGTAACATATATATTCAATATTGATGAGTTCCGTCATATCCTCAGAATCGTCTTTTTTTGGGTTTATTTGTACCAAGTGCAACTATCGATGTAGTCGTCGAAATGATTTACAGAAGCATTTTGCTACGCAAAAGCATGCGCGTATGGCGCAGCGAGGTCTGGTGTTGGTTCAACCGAGAGTGGTTCATATCGCACCCGTTCCAAAACTCAGCATGGGTTCCATGCATGAGTGCCTATGTGGGAAGGCGTATCGCCACCTGTCCTCGCTATGCAAGCATCGCCGAAATTGTGATTATTTCCATTCACAGATGGGTTCGGTGTCAACGATGACAACCATGGAACCGGAACCGGAACCGGAACCAGAGCCAGAGCCAGAACCAGAACCAGAACCAGAACCAGAACCAGAACCAGAACCAGAACCAGAACCCGAACCCGAAGCGAAAGAGGACGTTATATTGGAAAAGAAGGACGCGGCGGAAGCAGAGGACGCGGCGGAAGCAGAGGACGCGGCGGAAGCAGATGAAGTGATGGAAGCGGTGGAAGCATATGGATCCGCCAGTTTAAAATCCAATACCAATGCTCTTCTCATCGCACTTTTGAGTGAGCAGGCGAAGCGCAACGACGAGTTGAAAGAGATGATTGAACGCCAAGGCAAGCAATTAGAAATAGTGGCCGCCAAGGTCGACTTGCCCACAGTTACGAATGTGACAACGATTAACAATACCAATAAGTTCAACCTAAATTTCTTTCTGAAATCCGAGTGCAAGGACGCAATGAATGTGATGGATTTTGTTGAAACAATCAAGGTGACTCCTGCGGATTTGGAACGTCTTGCCGTCATGGGATACGTAGAAGGCGTTGCGCGTATGATGATAGATGGGTTGCGCAAATTAGATGTGAGTCAGCGTCCCATCCATTGTACTGATGTGAAACGCGAGTCGTTCTACATCAAAGACAACGACGTTTGGGAGAAGGACAATGCGAGTGGCGACAAGATGCATGCGGTGGTGAAGCATGTTGCAAATCGAAACGTTATTGCAATACCTGATTGGCAAAAGGAGAATCCATTACATACTGATTTCTCCACGCGTGCGCATGAGCAGTATTTGCGCATAGTGAATGTGGCGTTCGGCGGCGCAAATGCTGACGATAATGAGAATTTTCGGAACAAGATCATCCGCAAGGCGGCTCCTGAGTTGGCTCCACCTAAGAAGACGCTGCATATTAAGATGTAGTCTGAACAATATAAGTTCAATAAACCATATATTTGAGTTTTACATGAGAAGGTACATAAAAAAGGTAAAACACGAAAAGTACTTGGAAATTCAAAATTGGACATTTATAGACATTTATAAATGTCCTTTTTTGAAATTCCCAGGAGGTTTGTGAAATTAGAAAAAAATATTTTTATCGTAACAAACTGAAAAAGTATATCATGGTTTGTTACGATAAAAATATTTGATTGAAAATACAATGAAATTACGAGTTTTTAGTCGGCGAATATTCGGCTATATATAGGCTATATATAGGCTATATATAGGCTATATATAGCCTACTAAAAACTCGCATTTTCATCGATAAATATGAGAAGAGATATTATTATTATCATTTTGCATGTATATAATAGATATATTTATTTAGAAACTCTTACGATAAAATCCGAGGCTACATGTAGGCTACATGTAGGCTATATGTAGCCTACAAAAACTCGCAAAAACTCGCAAAAACTCGCAAAACTCGCAATTTAATTAACATTTATGAAATAATTATATATGTGTATTATTGGTTTGCATGTAAAATATTGTGTATATATAATCATAATTCCTTACGATAATATAATACGACTAAAACTCGCAAAAACTCGCAAAAACTCGCAAAAACTCGCAAAAACTCGCAAAAACTCGCAAAAACTCGCAGAAACTCGCAGAAACTCGCAGAAACTCGCAGAAACTCGCAAAAACTCGCAAAAACTCGCAAATGGATATAGAAATAATATGGACATATTGTACATTCATAGGTATTGCATAATAGTATGTCGAGTGCATTGAAAAAAACTGATACGATTAATATGCTATATTCATGTTCTCAATGTAATTATCACTGCCTACGTCGTAATGATTTAAACAAGCATTTTGAAACAAAAAAGCATGCACGTGTAGTAAATCAAAATAGTGCCTCTCCTATTGAGACGCCCACGATGCCAAAATCAGACCCCCCTGCATGTGTGGTTAATGACAAACCCTATAATTGTTTGTGTGGGAAAGTATATCGTCATTCTACCTCTCTGTATAAGCATCGACGATTTTGTGAATATTTTCAGAAACATGTATCGAAATTATCTGAAAAATCAGAGCCAAAACCAGATGCATTTGTAGAGATGTCGCGTATACTTATGACAGTTATTGAGCAGCAAAGTAAGCAAGTTGATAAACAATTTGAACAGCAAGATAAGCAGATGACATTTATTGACCAGCAAGGCAAGCAAATTGATAAGCATTTTGATCAGCAAGGCAAGCAGGTGAGTGAAGGGTATTCTGTTATTGAACAGCAAAGCAAGCAATTAGCGGAAGTAGTTGCCAATGTGGACAAAGGGGGAGTAACAAATAACGTAACAAATAGCGGCAATTTTAATTTGAACGTATTTTTGAACTCTGATTGCAAGGATGCGATGAACGTAGCGGATTTTTTCCAGACGATCGAGGTTACATCTGAAGATTTGGATCATCTGGGTGAGGTGGGTTACGTGGAGGGCGTTACACGCCTTATGTTAAATAGTCTTCGTAAGTTGGAAGTATGTCAACGACCCATTCACTGTACAGATGTGAAGCGTGAATCGTTTTATATCAAAGACAAGGATATTTGGGAGAAAGATAATGCAAGTGGTGATAAGATGCATAATGTAGTGAAGAACGTTGCGCACCGTAATATAGTTGCGTTGCCCGAATGGCAAAAAGATAATCCATTACATAATGATTTTTCCACGCGTACGCACGAGAAGTATATGCGTATCGTGAACGCTGCTTTCGGTGGATCTACGCAGGACGAGACGAATAAGTTTCGCAAGAAGATAATCCGCAACGCGGCGCCGGAGTTGGTGCCACCCAAGAGTTTAGAACACGATATTGTGTAGGTTGTTGTCACCTGTAAATAAAAAACCGCCCCTATTCGGTTGTTTTTTATTTTGTTTTTTATTTTGTTTTTTATTTTGTTTTTTATTTTGTTTTTTATTTTGTTTTTTAATTTATTGTGTGCGAGTTAGTGAAATTCGAAGCGACAGAAGGGACATTCATTCATATAGACGTGTTTATAACAGTCTGTGCAAGTGGTGTGACCGCATTGGAGGTCGATATTGAGTTTTTCATCATAGCAGATGCCGCATTCCGTGACATGGTTCAATCGTGTGAATAGCGCTACCTTGGCAACGTATGGTGAAACGTGTCTGTGGCTGGCAATCTCCGATAGGCATTGTGATGTGTGTTGTCCATTGGGTGCCGCCTTGAGTCGTTCGTATAGGTTGATTGCTCCTATTTCTTGGATGAGTTTTGCGAACATTCCTCCGTCCGCTGCGTTCCGGTTCTCACTGCGCCCTAGTCTGGTGAAGCGGTATGCGAACTCCTCGACCCTTTCTGGGTAATTGTTGTAGAGAAGCATGCATGCCATGTTGCTGGAAACGCAGTCACCCCGATCGCACCCCATACCATAGTATTGGATGGCTTTGTCTAGGCTTCCTTTTTCGATGTTGAATGTGCGTACGCGTAGGTGTAATCCCGCAAGGTGTTCTGTTTCGCCTTTTTCGATGTTGAATGCACGTAGGTGTAATCCCGCAAGGTTGTACATGGCGAGAACGTTTTCGTGTATGTCGATGGCCTTTACGTATGCCTGTTCTGCTATATGGAACATGTCGTCATAACATGTTTCCAGTATCTGTGCGTAGTCGAGGTAGCAGGGTGCATTATATGGGCTGAGTGCGATGGCCATTTCGTAAGCGGGTTCTGCTTCGAATTGTTTTCTGTTGCGGCAATATGTGTCACCAATCGCACTGTGCATGACGGCTAGTGCGAATAACCCTTCTGGTTCAGTGAAGCATTTGTCTTTGCAATCTGCTGCAACATCTCCTTCATATGTGTCATCGGCTTTGATTTCGCATGTGCATTTGAATAATCCGTAATCAACAAGTTGTTGTCTGTGTCTCCATGTGTGTTTGGTCACAACTTGTTGATTTTGCATGATACGGTTCATGTTCATGAATTCTACGAAGTCGTCATCATTGTCTTCTTCGATGTCGTCTCGTTGCGCATATTCCTCTTCTTCTTCGTCGTCTTCATAATCTTCGTCATCGTCAAACTCGCTGTCGTATGCGAGAACGGCGTCAATGATGTCGGCGTCGATTTCAATTGCTGCTTCGAAATCGTGGTCAACGATTTCGTTGTCGAAAACGGTTGCGAGGTCGACGATGTGCGCCGTATCGGAAGTATCGATACCTGATGCGTCTAGGTCGGCCATGGTGAGGTGGTCTAAGTCCTCTTCTGTGCCTAGGTCGGCCATGGTGAGGAGTTCGTGTTCGTCTTCGCCTTCGCCTTCGTCTTCGTCTTCGTCTTCGTCTTCGTCTGACGAAGAATAGTCTTTCCACATGGGGTGTTCGACTATGTTAAAGCGTTCTCTGGGTGTGGTGACGATAGGTAGACCGTTTGATGTTCCTGAAGCAATGGTTGTCATGATGTCGGTTAGTTTATTATTACTGATGTAATCTTGTTTGATGCAGTAGTCTCTGGGGTTTGGAACGTGTCAATTCTTTTTGTGTATTATATATATCCGTTAGTTCGTGTCAATAAATGGGTGTATTATTGTTTATTGGACTGGTTGCGGGGGGTGCTGCGATAACTGCTGCGGTCGCGTCGGTGTCTGAATATATGTATATAATGTCTGAGAAAATCCATGCGCATTTATGTGGTGGAAATTCGCCGCGAGGTCGTCGCGGTAGTGTCACTACAATGTAAATAGTCTGTATTATGATATACGTATATATATCGTGATACAATACACAAGTGTTTGTTTATTTAGAATGCAAGATGAATTATCGAGAGAAGTGCTAGCAGACGTGATCGTCCGTGTACCTGTGCCTGCGTCTGATGCGTCGGGTATTGAGAGTTTAACCGACGAGGAGCGTGCCGTCGCGCTGTGTAGCGGCGCAGCCTGTCTGCGCCAGAATCGTAAAATGCTCGCTGGGGCTACCGAGCGTCAGATGCATGCTGAGATAGAGAGTGGTTTTCGCGCGCAGTTGGATGCGCAGTCGGCAGCCTTATCTCTGGAGAAGGTATTGGGTGAGGAGCGTGAGCGTTCCGCGCGTGAGCGATTGGATAAGGAAGTGGATACAGTGGTTCGTCACAAGACTGAGATATTGGATCGTGTGTTGGGTGACAAGGAGGATCAGGTGCGTCGGCTCACCGAACTTCTGCGCGACCGCGATTTGGCGCTGCTCGAATCCAAGGAGGCGTTGCGTCAGCAGTGTCTAGAGCGTCGCGCCAAGATGGACGAGGAGATCGCCGCTTCGGTGCGTCAGCACGACCAGATGCGTGACGGTGCGCTGCGTGAGGTGCTTGCAAAGAATGTCGATATGTTGGATGTTGTGAGTAAGCATCATCAGCAGCAGACCCAGACGCGTACGTCAACGGAGATCGGTGCGATAGGCGAGCAGCAGTTTATCAGTATTGCAGAGAAGGCGTTTATTGATTTTGAGGGTTTTCAGTTGTTAGACGTGCATGCGCAGCCGCACAAGGGCGATGCGCATCTGGTGATAAAGGATTTAACAATCATGGTGGATGCCAAGGCGTATTCTCGTCGCGTGGACTCTTCCCAGATCGAGAAAATCAAGGCAGATTTACGGTGTAATGAGCATATTCCCTTTGCGTGGCTTGTATCTCTCAATACTGGGATCGACCGTAAGGATGGCGTAGCCTTTTCTTTTGAGTGGATAGGTGAGTCTCAGTGCGTGGTGTATGTGAATAATCTTCTCGGTCATGCGGATCCTGGTCTATTGTTGAAGACGCTGTACTATTTATGTCGGGATCAATTGGTTCGTGTGTTGTCGGTGGGCGACGACGGTGTCGATGCTCGCGAGTTGGCATCGTTGCGCGAAGATCGTCGTCATACTACAGAGAAGATAGTGTCATTGAAGAGGCGTCTTCGCGAGGTGAAGAGTGCAATGACGGGTTTACGAAATCTGCATGCTGATTTGGAGCGTGACGTGGCTGGATTATTGAATGTGGATACAGTAGATGGTGTGGTGGATACTGGTGTGCATAAGCATTACGCCTCAGTGAGTGAATGGTGGAGTGTGTATGCTGAGTGTCTAGACGGTATGGATGATGTAGATGCGGATGGTACAGTATTGAAGTCTCCTGGTATTTGGAATCAGTTGAAGCGTGATCGACCTGATGTTTGTTCTGAGATGACAATAAGTGAGTTTAAAAACGTGTTAAGTTTGATAGTTCCTGCGTCTAATGTAGTCCGTGCGCGTGGTAAGGGTGGTGGTGTGGATATTTTGCGCTACCGTGTGCGTTCGGTGACAGCATCCGTAGATAAAGTAGTTTCTCCATTAGTGATTTCAACCGAGAGTTTACCTTGATAGGTTATTTCCATACGATTTTGTTGAATATGTTCGTAGGTGCGAATGGTTTGATTGTCATAAATAGTGTTTGTACGAAACGGTTTGCGTTTACGATGCGTATTTCTTCTAAATCGTCACCATATTCATTGAATATGGTGAGTAGTCCTCGTGCAGATGCGATTCGTGTGGAGTGATATAGGGTAAATCCCTTCGCGTCAAATATAAATATCCATTTTTCTCTATTATTTGTTTCTAACACCTCTCTGTAGTGATTGAGAACGCCTTCGGTTTCGTGATTGGTTGCATCTCCTGGACATGTGTAAAACAAATTCGCGCCTTTTTGTTTTCCCATTTTGAAAAAAGAGTGGCTTTTTGGGTTATTATCGCATATTTTGCACATATTTGTCAGATAGTATATATATAGGATAGAACTAAAAATCACCTGTTCTACGATTAGTTCTCTCTATGATCAGAAATCCAAAGATGTTTTGATGATAGTATTTCTTATGTGTAATAGTACATTCGAGTACGTTGCGCCTCGTTGCGCACCGTCGCTCGACGCGTTCTTTTCTCTCTATGAACAGAAATCCAAAGTCCTTTTGATGATAGTATTTCTTATGTGTAACATTTACAGTTGGATACGTTGCGCATCGTTGCGCATCGTTGCGCACCGCCGCTCGATGTCTTTT